CCACAATAAAACGGAGGAAGGAATAATGAAAGTAGGAATAACTCTGGCCGACATAAAAGTGTTGCTGGCCAAGGCAAAGGAAAATGGCAATCTTGATGCTTGGGCTAGCATGGCAATCCAGTGGATGGAAGCTGCTAACGATGAAATAAACAGGTTGAAATCGACAAGTGAACGCCCCCCGGAATCGCGAAAGGAGAAGTGATGGAATACGAATATAAGGCAACAGAACCTTCATTGCCACCCGATGCATCAAGTCCAGTCATGGATTCTAATCAAATAACGTGGTGGTTAAATGAAATGGCAAGCAAGGGATGGGAATTTGTCGGGTATGCTCAGAAATGGTGGCACAATGAAGATATACCTCAAGATTGGTGGATCTTCCGAAAACCCCTCGGAACGCCCCGCTGAATCCCGAAAGGAGGAGGTAAAATGAGCACTAATGTTGAACAGGCTGTTGACCTAATGGTCAAAGAAGCCAAAGGTCGCTCGAAGCCAGATGATTACGTGAGTCGACTCTACGCTGTAGAGATGGAGGTTCTCGCGATGATCAACGACCTCATGCGACGTCAAAGAAAGGAGGAGCGAGATGCGCAGAGTACATAAACGCATCGAGCACATCGAACGCATACATCTATATGGACCAATGGAAGAGAGCGAAAAGTGGTTAAATTGGTTGCGTAATGGTGGGTATCGAGTCAAACGGGGAGGACCAAAACTTAAAAGCTGGTCCGAAGTAGATCCAAGCAGTTTTTACTTTATGGCAGAAAAGGAGGAGCAAGATGCAAATAATAAAGTGGCAAGGCCAGAACGTTCCGGCTGAGTATCTTGGCGATGGTGTCTATGCCATCTTTGATGGCTTCGGCATATGGCTGCACGCGAACGATCACGAGAATCCAACGGACAGGGTTTACCTTGAGCCGGGTGTATTCCAGCTTCTCGTGCAGTTCGAGCAACTCTCAAAAGCAAAGGAGGTGGTGGAAGAATGTCGACGAAGGAACGAGTCACGAACCGAATCTGTCTCTGGGCTGCCTACATCGGAATCCTGATTCTAGCGGCGTGGCTTATAGACAACCGCTTGTTCATGTTTCGATTCTGGGCGTGGGTACTAGGCTGAAAAAGGAGAAAAAGCATGGAAGAAGAAAAAGAGAAGCTAAGAAGAATGATGCTTGCGGCTTCACACGCAATAGACTTACCTGAACAACGGCGGTGTGGAGCGAAGTCAATTGTTTGGTGGGTGATAGCAATAGCAATGGTCACGATTTTACTTGCCAGCCTTGCTTATCCTGCCGAACACACGTTGTTCGTTGGTGCTGGCATCGGTCAGAACAATGTGACTACCAAGTCCGTTCGCTACGAAGAAAGCTGGACGATCGACTGTTGGAACGTTGGACCAGTTGCCGAGCTGTCCTTCCATCGGAACGATGGTAAGGCCGACATCGCGTCACTTGAGCTGCAACTGCGCAGGTTATTCAACTCACTTTACGCCTGTGTGTTTGCAGGAATCGGTCACGCCTTTCATGTTGGTGGAACAGAGGATCTGGCCGGAAGGACGATAGGCAAGTGGGGTGCTGGCGTCGGTGTTAGAACTAAACGCTTTGACGTCCAACTGCGTGTCACGCACTCGAGCAACCCTTTTGAAAACCACGAGTACGGTCACAACGTACTCAGCGCCATCGCTGGCTGGAGATGGTAGCAAAGGAGAAGTAATGAGAAGAAAACATAAGATAAAAGATGTAAAGATCTACGACCATGCCGGCAGAATAGTTATAAGAATACTGACTAACGCAGGTTCCTGCACCATTCCGATCTCACAAGCAAGGCCCGCGCTTACATACATCAAACTAAAGTGGCACCTGCCTCATCTATACGATGAGCTCTCTGCAGAAAGTGGGTGGAGCGAGGAAGAGTTAGCAGACTTCTTGAGGGGACGGTACCTTTATGGCAATGTAACGGAAATAGAATACGATGGTAATGTGGTAAGGATAATTTCGTAGAGCAATGGACCGAGTGGCAGAATGGTAAACGCACCCAACATAAGCGAGGTGTAACGAGCCTGGGACTTGGGGGAAGAGCTGCTCGCTTATGGCTGTAGGCTCTTCTATGTAGGTTTGCCACCTGCTCTCGGTCCACCAAAATAAAAAGGAAGGAGAAAATTATGGGAGAACAACGGAATCTAACAGAAGAAAATATCCAAGAACTCAAAAAAGAACTCGAACGGATGAAGGCTGAAAATCCAGATCTTGAATACCGTTTCTTTGAACAGGATGGGAAGGAGGAGTTACACCCAACCAACAAAGACATCATGGATGAATTGCAGAGTATTCGACGCAGGCTTGATAATATCAAGCATATCTTTGACGGCCATGTACTCATTAATGGCAAATTTAAGAAGATTGAGGTGTAATCTTAAATGGACCGAGATGGCGGAATTGGCAAGTATAGCGACCCCTTTCGAGTGATCGGGGCACGTTCAAGGTTTGCCATTGGTAGACGCAAGGTGTGATAGGAAGATACTGCCCGGCGATAGAAGAACGGTACTTTGTGCTTTAGTCGGTATAGTCACGTAATGCTTCCATTTGCAGGTTCGAATCCTGCCTCGGTCCACCAAAACTAAGGAGAATAAAAAATGCCGTTGCCAAACAAGTTCTACATTGCGGAGGGCAAGGAAGTAACCTTGGAAACAAAGTGTGCGCTTGAGCCTGAGTGGGCTGCGAATATGATAAGGGAATTGACGAAACAATATGACGAATTGTTTGACGCGGCTGGCGAAATTCTGCTCTCGACCCACCAAGAGCCAAAGTAGGAGGAATAAAAATGATCTCAAAAAGCATCGCTCAAAAAGCATCTCACGACGTACTCATGAACTTCTCTCGGAAGGTCTTGCGAAGCCACGCTAGGACGCTTGGCGTCAAGCGTGGACGCAACAAAGAGAACGTCGTGAAGAACCTAGTGGAGGCTGGTGCAACGGTACGAATATGGATACAACTAGAGAAGGGAGAATGAAGTGGACCCAAGAAAGGCACGACAGTATGGAGATGAATTGCATATTGACCTTTGGTATCCAGATACATTAGATTCGAGCGTTAAAAAAATAGTAATCGGTCTTGTGGATGTTCGAGCCGCTGATGATATTAGAGTATCATATGACAAACAACGAGATGGCTGGAAGATCGAACAAGCGTCTATTTTTGAGTGGGATGACGACGATGAACTATGTGATCCTGACTGGCAGGAAGTTGCCTTTGTTCGGGCATGGGCGCGGGAAGGTCGAAAAATCCCAATCTCAAATTGCGCAACGTGAGCAAATGTGGCAAAAATTAAATTGACATCTATCACGCTTTTGTGGTAGGATGGTTTATCATTCCGAGCAAGAAAGGGGGCGACAATTTCTACCTATGCTCAACACTAACCCTCAACATTAACCTCAACATAAGGAGACTCAAAATGTCAGAAATCGAAGTCACAGCAAAGCTGACCGAAGGTGGCGAAGCTACGATCATGAAGGACTTTGGGGACGACGTTCATGACGCCATCAAGAAGTTTGGCGAGCAGGTCGTGTTCACCAACTTCAGAGGCGCGGCAAAGATCACCGCCCAGGGCGCGATGCGACGGTATCTCAAGGCAGGTAAAAAGCCTGAGGAAGTCGCTACGCTTATGGAAGCATGGAAGCCGGGCGTTGCTCTCGAACGGGCCGCTGTGTCCAAAGAAAGCTTTAAGGATCGCTTCAAGAAGATGTCTCGGGAAGAGCAGATTGCAATTCTGCAAGAGCTCAAAGAAGATATCAACACTGGAGACGAAGCGGCAGCATAAGAGCCGAGCGGAAGAGAAATTCCGTAAGCTCTCGTTAGAGACCGGGATGGCGAGGCCAAGAGGCCTATTACATCGCTGTCCCGGTTCTCTAAACCTAAATTTCCACAATGTGACAAGATGAAAAAGCGAAACAAAAATTGGTCGTTGAATCTCAGCGACGTTCTAAAGGAAGCTGTTGACACGTGGGAGTGCTATTGCAAGTGTTCCATCTGCGGCGGACAGTTCATCGAACATCGACTGTCCACGAACTGGAACTTTCCGATGCCACCGCCTGTGTGTCCAACTTGTGAAGGGAGGATGATAGAAGATGGATAAAATAAAGAACATGAAACAAGCATTAAAGCTAATGACGGAACGCTTTCCTGGGTCTTATGTGTCAGTGCAGACGTCCATGCGACGTTATCCGGACGGCAAAGTGCAGACGGAACGGCGAATCTATTCAGACTGTATAACTGACTCAAGCGGTCTTGGCGTAGGCGGTCAGGGAGCCACTTGGGACGCTGCTTTTGAGGCATTGACATACGAGATCGAGAGAGGTAAACATGACTAATCCACAATGGCCGCCAAAACGTATAGGCATCATGCTCTGCTATCCGTTCGAGGAAGGACGTCTAGCAAAGTGGGACCCACCTTACTTGGTTCAACCTAAGTACGATGGTGAACGCTGCAGAGCAGTGCCAGTAGGTGGAAGCTACGTTCTTCTGTCAAGTGAGGAAAACGTAATTGTTTCCGTGCCTCATATCAACGAGGCGTTAGATAAACTATTCTCTCGTCATGAACTCGATGGCGAACTCTACCACCATGGCTGGCCGTTCGAAGAGATATTCTCGGTGGTCAGCCGCACTAAGAACATACACCCAGAATACGAAGCTATTCAGTACCACATCTTTGACACCATCGTCGACGGCCCGCAGGTCTCACGGCTTCAGATGATTCCAGAGCTGGGGTTGAAGCCGCCACTGGTACGAACTCCAGTGGAGATCTGCTGGTCGTTCGACGACGTCATGCGTGCATACGACAAGTTCGTCGACCGTGGGTTCGAGGGTATTGTGGCTCGCCATGTTGACAACGAATATGTGCGTCGACGCACGCCGATGATGATGAAGTTCAAGCCAAAGAAGGATGATTTCTATGAGGTCATAGACTACAATGAGGAGATCGACAAGAACGGAAATCCCAAAGGCAGGCTTGGCTCCCTTGTCTGTCGTGGAACTGACGGAACAGTGTTTAAAGTCGGAAGCGGACTTACGGACGCAGACCGAGAGAGCTTGTGGACTGCCAGAGAAACTCTTGCGGGGAAGCTCTGCCACGTCAAGTATCAACATCTCACTGCTGGCCGAAAAGTTCCACGCTTTCCAGTGTTTGTTAGTGTGGTGGATAGACCCACGGAAGGAGACTAATCATGAGCATTGAAGAAGAAATATCAAAAGAAGTAAAAAGACAGTGGGAACACCTCTGGAGGACAACTGCTAGCGAAGCGGTGATTAAGCAAGTCGAAGCACACATTCGACACTGCTCTCCTCACGTTGAGAAGAACATTACCAACAAAGTGACAGAGCAAGTGTCGCAGAGACTTGATCAATGTCGAAGTGGCAGCGCCACCGTGCCACGTAACGCTGGTGAGCCGTGGTGCGCGGCGGAAGACAATCGACTCGACGTAGAAATAAATAAAGCCATCGAGCTCATTGCCGTTGCACACGGACGAACGAACGATGCGATACGTGCACGACTCCAAATGCATGCTAAAGAACAACTCAGAAAGCCACTGGTATAAAGGAGGCTAGTCATGTGGATAAAGATAACACAGAACGACAGTGAGTTCTACATCAACCTCGACAACGTGACTAATATCAATATCCAGGGAAGTGGCATATACGTATCGTTCTGCCACGCTGCAACACAGTTGCATCATGTAGGTGACCAATTCGAGATGTATTGGAACTCGTTGTACTTCAAAAGGGAAGACGTCAGCGACGACGTACTACAAGCAATCAAAGATCAGGTAATCGCAGAATGAAACGCGGTGCTTATCGACCACGCACGACGGACGAACAGGCGGCACGAATTCTCAAGCTGAAGAAGCAAGGACTATCGAGCGCCGTGATTCGACGTCGCCTTAACTTGCCTTATTGGACTGTTGATAGGGTGATAAAAGAAGAAAGGAAAAAGCAAGATGGCAAAGGTATTCGTGGTAAACAAGGGGTGCCATGACCACTCGGACGCTGAGAGATTCGGAGAACTTGTGTTCCTTTCTGAAGGTTCTATCAATCGCTACGCAGTGGCCAATATGTATAGGGAGTTCGTTCGACACCTGGAGAAGTCGAAGAAAGAAGACTTCATTCTAATCACCGGACTGTCTGTGATGTCGTCCGTCGCCTGTTCTATATTTGCACGGCTGCATGGACGGTTGAATCTACTGCTGTACAAGGCATCACGGACGCCCGGCGCGAACGGACATTATATCGAGCGGACAATGATGATCGACGAGTTACTTAAGAAAGGAGGTGAACCATGAAATATTCGCTGATAATCATACTACTTCTTTGGACTGCCTTTTGCATCTTTAAGCTCAGCAACATGCACGGGGACATCCAGCTCCTACGTACTCAGCTTGGCGAAGTCGTAGAGATTCAAACAATGCAAGTAAAGGTCACGCAAGGTAATCAAAGATGTATTGCCGACCTCATTAAGTCAACCAAGAGCCTGGCAGAAGTAATAAAAGTGCTAGAAAGGAGAACAAGATATGGACTATCCGATACCTTATCACCCGACGTGGGAGGTAGTTGATCCGTCGAAGTTGGACGACTACATCCGCTGTCCACGACAATATTTCTACGAGCACATGCTCGGGTGGAAAGGCGAAGCCCCGAACAATCATCTTGAGTTCGGTCAGGCTTGGCATCTGGCTATGGAGCATCTCCTATTGAACGGCTATGGTGCCGAGTCAATCTGGGAGGCGCAGCAGTTACTTGAGCAACACTACAGACAAAACTTTCCAGAAGAACTAGACGAACTGTTCGAACCCAAAACACCAGACCGTGCGGTGCTTGCACTCGTCGAGTACACCAAAAAGTACAAGAACGACTTCGACAACATTGAGGTGCTTTACACTGAGATTGCTGGAACCGTGCCGATCAGTGATAGCAAGGTTATGTTCTTCCGAATGGACGACATCCTTCGACATAGAAAAGAGGGCTACTACTTTTCCTTTGAGCATAAGACGAGGGGAGGTACTTACTCAAACCAGTGGGCTATTCAGTGGCCATTGAGCACACAAATCGGAACGTATATTCACTCGCTCTATTGTCTTTATCCACAAGACCAGGTGCGTGGCGTGATGGTAAACGGTGCGTTCTTCAAGAAAACAAAGTCACCGCTGTTTGAGTTTGAACGAATTCCAGTTTGGAAACTTCCACACCAGATGCAAACGTGGTACGAGACTACAAGCCACTGGGTTCGCTCACTTGAGGAGGATACAACTCTGCTTTCGTATGAGAACGACCGACAGAACATCATGCGCTCGTTCCCAATGCGACCGGTTTCTTGCAGCGACTTCTTCGGCTGTCCGTTCCATGACTTCTGTCTGGCATGGCCTAACCCACTTCAGCATTGTGACGTTCCTCCGCTCGGTTTCAAGATCGACTTCTGGGACCCTCGTGACGAAGGAATGCGACACCAGATGGAGTTCAAACCACTAACGATGATAGAAGAAATGATTAAGGAATTGGAGAGGACTAATGAGTAGAGCAACCAAGGGCCTCATAGTAGCGGAGGCTTACTTTGAGTATTTTTGTAAGGACTGCTTACAGCTACGTCTCTGTTGTGATAGTCCAGAAAGGTCTCATTGTGGAGCCTGTGGAAGTACTAACATTACAAAAGGCGAGATTTGTACCTTAGATAAAGAGGCCCTAATAAAGGAGCATAGTAATAAGTAATAGAAGAATCCAAGCTACGATTAAGGAATTGGAGGGGACTAATGAATGACCAAGAAATTATGGAGGAGGCACGCAAGGTGCAAGAGTTCTACAACAATGACCCTAAACAAAAATCTTTCAAGGCGTTAATCCTTGGCGAGTTGGGCACGGGCAAGACGTTCATAATGCGTACTGCTCGCAAGCCCGTTCACATTGATTCGTTCGATCCGGGTGGCACGAAGTGCTTACGCGACGAAGTCGCTCGTGGTGAAGTCATTGCCGATACGCAGTACGAGGCTGAAGATCGTCTCGAACCGTGGGCATACCAAGCATGGAAAACTAACTTCGAACGTCGGCGTGCGATGGGATACTTTGACAAGGTCGGTACTTATGCGATTGACTCAGCAACGTCATGGGCCGAAGCGATCATGAATCGTATCCTGCAAAAGGCTATGATTCCAGGCCAGCCACCACGTTTTACCAAGGACTACACACCACAGAAAACTGAAATCTTCAACATGCTATCACGGTGTTTGTCTTTGCCGTGCGACTTCATTCTCACTGGCCACCTTGAGCAGTACGAGGATGCGATCGACAGTGCCATCCGTTATCGTTTTATGGTTACTGGCAAAGGCACCGTAATAATACCGACGAAGTTCGACGAAATCTACGTCATGGTTCCGAAGGAGACCAGCGAAGGTGTCAACTATCGTCTGTTAACTAAAAACACTGGGACTTACACGGCTCGGTCTCGGTTGGCGAAGGGAGGGGCGTTGGAAACGTACGAGAAGCCGGACTTAAAAAACATCCTTCACAAGGCAGGGATGAACACAGAAGACAAACCTTTATTGAAGTAAGGAGGTTCCTATGGGATCATTACTTGACATTGGCGAAGGCGTCGCTGACGCTCCGGAGCCAAAGACAGTTCCGGCAGACACGGAGTACAAGCTCCGTATCATTGACTGTCGGCAAGAGCTCGATAAGAACGAAGAGCCCTACATTCTGCCTCGCTTTGAGGTGGTGGATGAGCCACTGGCGAAAGACTTTACGAAGTTCCTTCGCTTGCCTCATGAAGGTCTCGACGAGAAGGGAAAAGTGCGAGCTCGTTCAGCACTGCGGATTTTTCTTGAAGCCTTTAGTTTACCTACTTCCGGCCAGATTGATCTTGAGGACATGAAGGGCAAAACCGGATGGGGGATTCTTGGCATCGAGGACAACGAGCAGTATGGTGAGCAGAACTACGTCAAGAAGTTCGTTCAACCTAAATAAGCGTGACGAGTGAAGCAGGCTGACTGAAGGACAGGTCAGACTACCGGGGAGGACATGGTACCACCTCCTTATAAATATCGTCCCATAGATTTTCGGTGGTTCCCTGCTTCACTTCGTTCAAATTATGAACAAAGTGAAATGGCTGTGAAGGGAGGAGATCAAGTGGCTGAAAAATCTTACCGACCGCGCCTTTCAATTGAAATCTCGAGCCAGCAGCATGACGCACTAGCTCGCCTCATTCCGTGGGGCGTGAAGAATGCACTATTCTCGGTGATAGTAGACGACGTCATCGAGCGACTGGAACGACATGGCCATAAGTTCATAGCCATCATACTCGACCATAAACTTAAGCTCGAGGACTACACTCGATTCGGAGAGGAAGAAGATGGCAACGATAAATGACTTAGGCATATCAATCTCGGAGGCCTCGGACGACGAGCTTCTCGAGCGGTTGAGAGCGTTGCGATTTTCTCGTCGCACGCACAAACCAACACGCACGCGGAAGCAGGCTACGCCGAAGGCGGGTGCAAAGAGCATGACGCGAGAACAAACGAAGGCACTAATAGCGGAACTTGAGGAGTTGATGAATGAGAGTTGACATTGTGAAGATCGATCGAATAGCCGGTGTCGGTCGCGCTCGTGAGGATATGGGAGACTTGTACGAGCTTGCACGCTCGATCAAGGAAAAGGGACTAATTCAACCGCTCGCGGTGGAGGATAACGAGGATGAAACATACAATCTTCTTGCCGGTGGGCGACGACTCGAGGCCTGCAAACTTGCAGAGCTTGAGCTCGTGCCGGTCAGAATTTACGATCATGGCCTGTCCGGTCTCGAACGAAAGTCAATTGAGCTTGAGGAAAACATCCGACGCAAGGACCTTACGTATCAGGAAGAAGTTTATCTCACGCGTGAGATCCACCGACTCCAGGTTCAAATCCACGGCGAGCCACACCAGGGCGCACGCACCGACCTTGAGTACATTGCCGCTGGTGGTGGACATAGTCTACGTGACACTGCTAACATGCTCGGACGAGCTGTTGGCGGTGTGTCGGAAGACGTTAGACTGGCGGACGCGATGGAGGTGCTGCCTGAAGCTGGATGGGACAAGTGTAAAAACAAATCTGAAGCGATGCGGTTGCTTGACCGTATTGAAGAATCTGAAATCCGTCGTGAGCTTTCGGAGCGAGCAGTGAAAGCGGCCAAACGAAAGGACACAAAGCTAGCTGATCTTTATTTGGTCGGTGATTTTTTCGAGCTTGTGAAGAACGTTCCTGACGGAATCATGGACATCGTTGAGGTCGATCCACCTTATGGTATTGATCTAACGAAAGTTAAGAAAAACAATCTTGAGATCAAACTTGATACCAGCTACGTGGACGTACCAAGCAAGGAGTACGTCGCGTTCCTTGAGCACGTCGCCGCGGAGTGCTGGCGGATAATGAACGATCACTCGTGGCTAGTTTTCTGGTTCGGGCCAGAACCGTGGTTCGAGCCAGTCTTCCAAGTTCTAACCAACCAAGGCTTTCGTGGCAGACGCATGCCTGGAATCTGGTTGAAGTCAGGTATGGGCGGGCAGACTTATCAACCAGACATTTACCTTGGCAATTTGTACGAAATGTTCTTCTATATGTACAAGGGTGACGGCTGCATTACGTCCGGAAAGCGTGGACGTTCGAACGTATTCCCTTATGCTGTGGTTCCTCCCCAATACAAGATTCATGACACCGAACGACCGATCCCACTAATGGAGGAGATACTCTCTACGTTTGCCTACGAGGGTGCACGACTCTTTGTGCCCTTCGCTGGAAGCGGGAATACTATTCGTGCAGGACTGAATCTTAACATGTCACCGCTCGGTTGTGATGTTGGACAGGAGTACAAGGAGAACTACGTACTTCGGCTTGTAGCCGACGGACTAATGTAATGCACATTATAGACGCAGTTTGCAAGAGCCATAAGGGCCTGGCCAAACGTCGATCCGTTCGTTGGCCATTTACTACCTACATCTCAGACGGTTTACTCGAGGGCATTGCTCTCGTTCCTGGCAAGCCTCCTCGCACTGCCCGCCACGAGGAGCTGGTCGGGTTTCTGGACTGGGAACCTATCATGAAAGGAGATCAATATGACACCTACACAATTCAAGAAAGTAGTGAACCTTCAACTCAAGAGGTGCAGAGAAGTCCTCGATCAAAGGGAACAGTACTACGGTACCGACGACGACAGACTTGACAACTTTCGACGCGTTGCCGTTAGCACACGTAACAGCACTAAACGCGTACTCATGACTATGGTTGGTAAGCAATGGGACGCGTTGAACTCTGCCGCTGTTCGCGAGGCTGAAGGTGAGCAGGTGGGGTTGGCCGAGTGGAGCGAGTGGATAACGGACGTTATCAACTATATGCTTCTCCTCAAAGGCATGGTCTTTGACGACTTTGAGCCAATTGAGGAATAAGGAGGACGACGGATGACTAACTCATGGAAGTGGGACGAGTACTTTCTCGGCATATGCGATCGTGTTGCAGCACATTCCAAGTGTCGGTCACGTCAGATCGGGGCCATCCTTGTGCGTGACAAAGTAATAATCTCAACCGGTTACAATGGTCCACCGCGAGGTTTTCCAGAGTGTCCAGAGCGTTGGCAAGATGGAAATGATGTTCTCGCTTACGAAGCTGGTGCCTTGTCGAACCATTCCGATGCGTGTCCGCGTCGTGTGCTTGGCTATGGCTCTGGCGAACGTCTCGACCTCTGCCCTGCTGTACATGCAGAGGTCAACTGTGTCGCTTCGGCCGCCCGTGTTGGGGCCAGCGTAGTTAACACCGCGCTCTACATGAACGCTCAGATACCTTGTAGCCGTTGCCTTGGCGTCCTCATCGACGCTGGCGTTAGAACCATTGTGGTGACGTCGCTCGAACCGTATGACCAACTTTCCAGAGCGATCATTCATCATTCTAATTTAACCATCAGGGACTTCTTCGGTGAGTTCTATTCTCACAAGGGAGTTATAAATCTACCAAAGGAGACAAGGGATGATACGAAAGCCTGATGGTGTACGGACGTGGGTAGGTCCTTATGCGGGAGCCACGGGGCTCAAGATGGTCATCATAGGCGAGCAACCAGGAAAATCCGAGATATTTCATAGACCTTTGCCGACGCCCTTCGTGGGACCGGCGGGTAAAGAATTGGACAAGTGCCTGTCGTCTGCTGGCATGCCGAGACTGTCATGTTACCTGACTAACGTCATTAAGGACCTAGACCACCCGTTACACTACTATATGGACCTGTCAAAGAAGAACCCTGTCGTTACTGAGGCCGGGCAATTCTACTTAGATATGTTGAAGGAGGAACTATGCGAGCCACCAGCAACGGAGGCGAATGTAATCGTTGCCACTGGCAACGTTCCACTGTTTGCTCTAACCAATCGTATCGGTATTACGAAGTGGCGTGGGAGCGTCTTGGAGTCCACGCTCGTTTCTGGCCGGAAGGTTATTCCGACTCTACACCCAGCGACCATTATTCCTCCGAAGAATGTGTATCTCAACAAGAACCTTATCACACTTGATCTAATGCGGGCCAAGGAGGAATCTGCTTACCCAGAGATTCGTCGCAAGGAGCGCAAGATCATTCTTCGACCTTCGTTCGGTGACGTTATGCTCTTCCTTGAACGTTGCTACCAGAAAGGAAGGGAAGGAGGCATCATTGACTATGACATCGAAATCTACAATGAGGAGGTCTCTTGCATTAGCTTCGCTCTGGTTCCTACGGAGGCGATGTCTATCCCGTTTGTGGATAGTTCGGGAGATTATTTCTCTATCGAGCAAGAGGCCGAGGTTTGGAAAGCCATCGCCCGAATCCTTGAGGATCGTGGTATTTGGAAACGTGGCCAGAATATCGCATTTGACTCCCACTTTTTATTACGAAGACTCGGAATCAAGTCACACTCGCTCCATGACACGATGGTTGCTCAGAAGACATTGTTTCCTGATTATCCGATGGGGCTGGACTTCATCACTACGATGTACACTGACATACCGTACTACAAGAACGAAGGAAAGAAATGGTTCAAGGTTGGTGGTGCGTGGGAGACGTTATGGAACTATAATGCTCTGGACTCCATTGTTTGTGCGGAAGCTCATCCTAAACAAGTGGTCGACCTCCAACGGCAGGGAAACCTTGAGACTTATGAGCGTCAAAGAAAGATCATCGAACCGCTCGTCTACATGATGGAACGTGGCATCCGCACGGATGTTGAGGGCATGAAAAAGAAAGGAAAAGAATATGAACGAAGAATCAAAGAAACCACAAACGAACTACGAAACATCGTTGGATTTGACATTAACCCGAATTCACCAAAACAACTCGCAAATTACTTCTATGGTACTCGTGGGTTGCCAGCATATCGCAAGAGAGGTGGAGGAGTTACAACAGACGATGATGCACTTAAAAGACTTGTACGAAAAGGAGTTAAAGAAGCCGAACTGGTCCGAGTTCTCAGGGAGTACACTAAAGCTAAAGGTAACTATCTCAACGTCGAGAAAGTCGATCGAGACGGCCGCATCAGGTGTTCGTACAATCCAGCAGGCACTCGATTCTCTCGTATCTCTTCATCGGAAAACATTTTCGGGAGTGGGATGAACATGCAGAACTGGCCTCACGATCTGCTACGCTTTCTGCTGGCGGACGAAGGCTACGTACTGTATGTCATCGATCTCTCCCAAGCCGAGAACCGTATCGTCGCCTACGTGGGCAATGTTGTCCCTATGATTGAGGCGTTTGAATCCGGGCAGGACGTTCATCGACTCACTGCATCACTGATCTTCGGCAAACCTGCTGCTGAGATCACTACCGAGGACAATACTTGTCCACTGGGCGGCGGTCATTACTCCGAAAGGTTCTGGGGCAAGAAGGCAAACCACTCGTTGAACTATGACCTTGGTTATAAAAGCTTCGCGCTTCGGTTCGAGCTACCGGAAACACAGGCTAAGCAGATCGTTGATCGTTACCATCTGGCCTACCCTGGCGTAAGGCAGAACTATCAGACAATGGTGCGCACGCAGCTGGCCAAGAACCGAACCATTACGAACCTCATGGGGCGTAAGACATTGTTTCTTGGGGAATGGGGAGACAAGACGTGGAAGGCCGCATACTCATGCACACCGCAGGGTTCCGTTGGTGACATCATCAACGAGCGTGGGTTGAACTACGTATATTACGACCAAGACAATTTCGCGCCAGTTGAGTTGCTGACGCAAACGCATGACTCGATAGCATTTCAAATCCCGCTGTCCGTTTCGTGGGAGGAACATGTACACATGCTTAGCAAGATCAAGACCAAGTTGGAAACGCCACTTCGTTGGGGCGAGCGTGAGTTCGTAATTCCTGCGGACATCACGATGGGACTTACGTTCCGTAAGGAAGACGGCGTTAAGATCAAAACGTTAACTACACTAAAACTAGAGGAGGCATACAATGATCTTAGGAAACAAAACGTTAATGTGTCCAGCGAAGAACACAACTCCACACAACACTCCGATAACAATTAGAGTACTTCTTAGCTGGAATCGTGAAGGTCCGACAATAGTGATCGACTTGTCCTGCCCAGACTGTGGATGGAACGCTGTAAAGGAAATCTCACTGCTGAAGATGATGGAGCAAGACGCACTATGTCCGATCGACACCTCGAAGACTGGCTTACCAGCTTCTTAAAGTTTACTGATAACACTGAGCCGCCACGAATGTTTCGAACGTGGACGGCGATAAGTGTCATGGCCGCGTGCCTCCAACGCAAGTGTGTCTTGCACTGGGGATCACTCGACTTTTATCCTAATATGTACATAGTGTTGGTCGCCCCATCGGGCAAGGCTCGTAAAGGAACCGCCATGATTCCAGGGCTGAAGATGCTTCGTGAGATGGGCGTGAAGTTGGCATCAAACTCTGTCACGCGTCAAGCTCTTATCCGTGATCTTAAGCGTTCAAACGAAACGGAAGTTGACCTGACCACTGGTTCGATGGACATTCACGCCTCGCTCACTATCTTTAGCAAGGAGCTGACGGTCTTCCTTGGCTACCAAAACAACGAGCTAATGACTGACCTTACCGACTGGTACGACTGCGACGACGACTGGATTTATCGAACGAAGCATGAAGGTGTGGACGACATTAAGGGTGTGTGGGTCAACCTAATCGGTGCCACGACACCCGACCTTATCCAGTCAGCTATGCCACTGAACGCCATCGGCGGTGGGCTCACGAGCCGAATGATCTTCGTGTATGAACAACGAAAGGGTAAGCGTGTCCATACTCCGTTTTACACTGATGAGGAACTCAAGCTCCAAGAACTGTTACTCGTTGATCTTGAGCGCATCAAAATGCTTAAAGGAGAGTTCAGGGTCACGAAGCGGTTCTTGGAGCGTTGGGTCGAGTGGTACAACGCAGTGGATGAGAACCCTCCGTTCGAGGACGTACGCTTCGCTGGTTACTTTGAGCGTCGCCCCGTTCACGTGATGAAGCTCTCAATGATCTTGAACGCTTCACGCACCGACGAGATGCTGATTGATCGTGAGGATTTAGATCGAGCAATCGAAGTACTTCAGCAGACGGAGATCAAGATGCGTTTCACGTTTAGCGGTGTTGGAAAGTCCGCGATAGCCAACACACTCTGGCAGGTGATGGCTGACGTAGCACTGAAGAAGGAAGTACGGTTCGACGAACTGATGTCACGTTATTACAACGATGTTGATGCGTGGGGCTTGGAGAAGATCATTGAAACGATGAGCAAGATGAACTACGTAGACGACATTCCGCTGGCCCCAGGTGGGCGCACAATACGTTTTCGTGAGGGCGCAGGCAACCCACTTTACACTGGCGGTGGTGAACTAAGCAACTTTGTTCAAAATTTGAACGAAGTGAAGGAGGAAAACAATGAGCGAGGAAATTCTGAAGGAGCTACTGGAAACGGGCAAGGTGGAGGAAGCGGACGTAACAATGGCCCGACTGAAAGTTGACATGATTTTGCGATCTTGTGCGTTCAGCATACACACACTGCTCTGCAAAAAGGAACACGAGGAAGATCCTGGTAACATCTTGCAGCCGGCAATGAACAAGTGCTTGTGGTACGTCGAGGAACAGGTCTTGGAAAGTGAGTGGGACGGAAGCGATCACAAGTTCTGGCTGTCGAAGACGTTGGAACTTATGAGGGAGCAGGAGATAGCAAACACAGAGGACTTAAAGTTCATGATCACGCAAGCGACAGTAGTAATCCACAAGATCAAACTGCTATCTAACGACTTTCCAAAGATTTTTGACTTCATTGCTGAAGTCATAGAATCGTAATGCCTCCAGAGGGCCGACAGGCACTAGAAGCTTCCGCACCTCCGGCTTTTATCCTGTCGACCTTCTGGTCCTATTGTCCTAGTCCGCCCATCCCTTCCAAACCTTCAAGCCCACCGAGACTTTCGCTCTTGGGTGGCGTGTACGTCCCAACCACTTGACCGTAAAGACTCTCACCACGTGTGCGTGCGCGTTTGGACTTGGCATACTGTGCGGTGCCAGGTATTCCAAACCACTTGCCGCTTAGCTCCCACCATGCACGAGCCATTGGGTCGCGCGAAGCGAACTTTGCCGTCTCCCAAACCAGCTCACCACCAGGACCGAACGGACCCTTTCCATAACGCGCTGCACCAAACATCGGCACAGGCTCGATAAGTTCCTTTCCAACTCCTATAGCCAGTGAGGGAATGTCGTCACCGTTCTCAAGTGCTTCCCTAAACGCTCTGATCGGCGTTGGGAATGGTGAGTTAATGTGAAGAACGTCCTCCAACAGAAAGTTAAACGCCGTTGTCGCAGCAACGTAACGTATGGTCTTAACGAAAGCCGCGCGACTGTCAATACCAACATTTCTCTTGCCAAGCACGTCCTTAATTAAGAAGTCCCAATCGTTGATAGTAAACGTCTGAAACAACGTAAGGAACCTACCTACCACTGGTCGCTGAATCGGAGCAAGGTCGCCAATCATGCCTGACGCCTGTGTGCGTGTCACTACATCGTCGGCGAAGTTAATGGCCTTCCTACCAGTGTAACCCTTCTTGTTAACAGCCATTTCGTAGGCACCTTGCCATGTAGCCTTGGCTGTTTCCAGATCAAGAAGCTGCAACGGCTTCATCGCAAGCCTCGTGCCAAACTTTTGCGCCTCGCCAACAGCTCCCGCACGAATGTAACGCAAGGCGTCTTCAACAGCTATGTCAATCACACGTTGCGACAACACCTTCGACTTCTGCATAGCAAAGTTTCGTTTACTTGGGTCGACCAAGCTTAGAATTCCTCGCGTCGTGTACACTGGCCCTATCTCAGCCACGGTGTTTCGCAATGCTGTTACCTGAATCATCGCTGAGCGAGCGTTGGCCCCAAGTATTGATGCCACAAGGTTATTGTTGACCTTGGTCATAGCCTTCTCAACCGACATTGATAGACGGAACGATGGGGACTTCATGCCAGCGATTGCGTTCGTCCATCCTTGCAACGACGCAGCAAGCACGGGGTTTTCGTTCATCAGCACGAACGCTTCACCCGTTTCTGGGTCAACCATCCTGCCTTGATACTCACGAAGCTTTGCTACGAGCGGCGACAGCTGCACGTATCGAGCAGCAGTATTCTCATAGACTTCCAGCACGTGAAACGGGTCCATCTCCAATCGATAAGCTGTGCGGCTACGTGGCTTCTCAAACGGAAACGGTGTCGAGCCCATCTTGACAAACTGAGCGTTCAGAATATCATTAGGCATTTGCAACGGCTCGAAGCCAGCACGCTCCAGCCATGACAAGTTGCGTAGAAACGTGAAGTAATCCTCTGTGTACGGAAACGGTTCTTTGCCAATAGACTTGCGTACGTTGTTCAACCTATGATACCACGCCTCATACCGAGCACGTAATGCTTCGTACGCTTCCATCTCCTTGGGCGACAATTCCTTAAGCATCCCACGTCCCATGAACTCCAGCTTCTCCCTACCGAACTCCTGCTTGCTAATGGCGTAACGCATGATGTTGTCACGTATCTTGGGAGTTGTTCCTTGCTTTAATTCATTGCGGCTCTTACGCAGCGCTCTTGTCAACACAAACGCACCCTTCTCACGAGCATGATAAGCGTGTATGGTAAGGTCAAGCAACGCCTCGCCACCAGCCTCACGGAACGTGCGGATTGGGTTCTCGAACGCACGATGGAGCGTCGTCTGTGGAATCTTCTCACAAGCCTTAAGCACTTCAAGCTCCGCTTCGTAAACTTGCGGACGGTAGCGTCCTTTGATCTTGCGCCGACTAACAACCCTTCCTTTGTCGAGAATCTCGTTGACTTCCGGAGAAATCGTCTGGCCCTTCTCTCTAGCTCTCTCTTTGAAGCGTCGAACGAAGCTCTCATACATGTCTTGAAAGCCACCCACACCACTATAAAGCTTCGTTCCGGCACTTCTACCAACGCCCTCTAAGTCTAGCATCATGTCAAGTGTTTCCCACGGAGCCTCATGTGCACGTCGCTTATCTGACATCCATGATCTCCACGAAGTCAGCCGTGCTTCCATCTCTCCAGGTGTTTCGGTGTATTCCTTCCAAGCCCTAGTTGCCGCCTCACCTTCTGGCATCTCGCGAGAATAAACCCGCCGTAAGTGGTAATAACTGCTCCCTTCGAATGCTCCCATCTCCTCATTTACAGCATGTTGTATCTCGTGCAGCAGTGCTCTCTTATCGTTGAAAAACCTTAAACTAATTGTACTACTCGGTCTGTTGAAGGCTGCCTTCGATTCCATCGTAGGCGAAATCACTAAAGCGGTATTCTTAAACTTCGGAAATATCTCATACAGTTCGGGATAATCAAGAACATTCCCAAGCTTAAACGTCACGTCGTTACCAGACCCAAGTGCTCTTCCGACGTACTCCGGGTATTCAAGTTTAGCCTTGGAAGGATTAATCTCGTATCGGAACTTCCCATCCTGGCCGTACCAAAAACCAGTGGCTTTCCATAAGTCTCTATTCCTAGTAACCTCCCTCACCGTCACCTGATCACGCTTGAAGAAGCCCTGGATCGCCCGTGGGACCTTGTTCAGTGGAATAAAAGTATTCAACTGTGCATCCGAAAACAACGGCTTCGGTGCCTCGGTCGGAACTTCAAACACATATCTTCCAGCTTGATAAGGATTCTCGATGATCTCTCCAAGCTCCTCACCAAACGCACGCCTGTAGATCTCGGCGCTCTTCCGCGTCTCGAATCCTCCACCCTCCGTTGGATCGACGAAGGAAACCCGCCTGTCGTTTACAACAGCGGTGACAGGGCCACTGGGCTCAGCTTCTATCATTCCCTGCTTGCGGCGAGCATCGTTGATCTTGCCTAGGATGTCGTCGCCCCACTCACGATAGGAAGCCGTCTCGATCTCATCCTTGAATCCCATTCGTGGGTGTTCCTCGTAGCGCGTGGCAAGCTCTTGCATGTTATGATAAAGCTCGTCAAGATTCGTAGCCTTGTCAGTAATCCTTTTGGCCTCGGCCTGAACCTCTTCCAACGTAACAACAGACTTTTCTCTAGCCTTCTTAACACCGAACGTTGGTTCTTTAGGCTCCACCTTCGGTGTCGGCTTCACAGGCTCGGCCTTCGGTTCAACCTTTGGCTCTACCGGCTTAACCTTTGCCTTCGTAACTGGACTTGGCGGTGGCTCTGGAACTTCATGACCCATAGCCTTCAACGTACGTCCAGGCAAGATCTTATCGCCCAACTTGTAGTAAGCTATGTATGGATTGGTAGTGCTGAACGTCTCTTTCCAGTGCGAGAACACTGGCGTCTCTGGAGCCTTTGGAACAACCACTGGAGCAGTAGGTTCTGGAACCTCAGGCGCAGTCGCCTTTGGCGGAGTCGGTTCCTCTGGAGTTTCGACCTTTGGAAGTTGCTCTTGCAGCTTTTGCAATCGTTCACGCTCACGCAACTGTTCGTCGCGAACACGTTCGTTTTTGGCCTCACGTTCCTTACGTACAGTATCTTCAATGCGTTTGTCAAGCTCTACTTCGGCCTCCTTCCGAATCTCCTCAGCGATCTTCTTGTACTCCTCTGGGGTGAGCTTCTGCGTCCGCTTGCGAATCTTAAGTTTAGACTTTGCTCCGCTGATTGCAGAATGTAAGGCCTTGAATCCAAGAAGTTCAAGACCAACTCTAAGTGTCGTGCTCGTCCATACGTCAAGCTTCTCGGCCGTTTCCTTGGAAATTATCGAAGTCGGTATGTACTCTTCGCCACGCTCGACAGCCTCCCTTCGCAGCCGCTCCTGCGTGGCCCGTAGCATACCAGCGCGAGGGTCTGTAGGCATCTTGATCTCGCCGCTCACAATCTTTCGTGGAAACTCAAAGATCGGAGTAAGAAACCTTTCAGCTACTTCAGCAGAACTTGACGATGAACCAGGCCCTAACCACTCACCAGCATGGCTCGCGTACTCTTCCAGCTCCTCGGCGCTGAACCCTTTGATCGTCCCAATACCAAGGCGAGTAAACTCCTCGACAACTGAAGGAATGTAACCAACGGCACCCTTGCCTAAGTGGAACGCAGTTTCAGCTATCTCGGTTGGAATAGCAGCAGCGCCCTCAACCGGCTTAGTAATAAATGGAGACCTTTGCTCAATCGGGCGCGTGCCAGTGACTGGAATTCCTTCGGCTTCCATCGTCTTCAGTTGTTCTTCCGTAAAGGGTGGAGAGGGCTCGGAAGGTAAAGGAGACGAAATCCTTCCTTTCGCGGCCGGTGCAGCTTGCGGAGCCCTCTCTCTTCTCATCCTCTCGGCAATAGTAAGATTAACCTCCGCCTTGGCGGTCTCACGCTCGGCTTTCATTCTTTCAGCAATCGTCTGCATCACTTCTCCTTCTTTCCTTCCACGTAAATTTCCCTCAACACGGCCTCGACAGACATTTTCCTACTCTCAGCCTCCGCTCTGACGTCCTCCATCGTATACTGCTTACCGTCAAGAAACGGTAACTTGACTTCGACAGCCTCGTTGACATCCTTGAGCGGACCGAAACGTTTCTCCTCGACCCAAAGAAAACCAGAAGGCCCGACCGAGTAACGATTAACGTAGTCAATGTCTGCTCTGACTGCAGGCTTTTCTTTATGAAGCCGAATCGTCTGCTCAGCCCTACGAACGTTGCCAGCAATGTTCTCAGCGTGCCTACGCTCTGGAAGATCGCTCTGCACGCCAGCTCGAACGTCCCTTTCAGTAGCATCACGCAGCTTCTTTTGCAGTTTGCCTTCGTCGTTGAACAAGCCAACGGAGTAGCTTCCATCCGATTCTTGATAAAGATACTCGTTCCACTCTCGCTCCCGGCCGGTTTCCGCGAGTTTTATTCTGTCAGCCATAGTCAACGGTTCGCTCGGTTTTGGACCAGTGACTTGCGTCTCTTCACCAGTCTCGAGATTCACCTTGATTCGCCTACCGTCTCTATCAGTGTAATGAGTAAACTTCTCGTCTGGCTTGATTGCGCCCGTGACTAACTCCAGCCGATTGGTTGCGAGGTTCCGTCGGAACATTCGACCTTCCTCATCCGCAAACGACTCCCACTGCTCAACTGGCTTTTCTTCTGGAGGCTTGAGCATCTCGTAGGCTTGTGTTATCGTGTTCAAACGCATTCGGTCGGCTTCAGATTCTATTCCAAGCACTGACTGAATTTCTTCAGGCGACAGTCCGTAAAGATCTTCTGGTGTTACGCCTAGGGAAACGCCGGCGGCGGCTGGTCTCCCCACAGTCTCATAAAAGGGTGAGTGGCACTTTGGCCGCCAGCCCCTCCTGCACGCGGGGTTCCGCCATATCCTAAACCTGGCGAGGGCTCTTCCGGCTCGAAGGCACCTGTTGTTGGCGTCACTGCGCCGCTAGCCACACGGCCTGTTGACAGCGGCGATGACACGTCCTTGCCAAACAAGGAATCGAACGCATCAAGCTCTGGAGTGAGACTAAGCGTCAGCTCTGGTAGCTTGCCCTCACCAGCCTTTCCGACCTTAAAGCCTGTAATACCAGGCGTGCCTGCCGGTGTGGCTCCTGGAGCCAGCAAGTCAATCAACGCTTGCGTTTGGCTTCGTTGTTGTGTCCGAGCCTTGCTGGCGGCTTCGGAGTACTTCTTCGATCTTGCCAGGTTACTTGCCAGACCGCCAACTCCATGCTGCCACGATGTCGGATCGGACGCAGAGAATGCCTGCGCACCTTGACCTAGCATCATAGCAATTAGGTTCCAGTCAACAGGATTCACGTTGCCAGCCGTGACCTGTGGAGTGGGACCAAGTGAAACATCTCCTGCAAAAGGTGTTAAATCTACTGCCATTTGTTCCTCCTAACTAAGTAACCCGCCTATCGCGCCAGCGGCCGCGCCTATTCCTACAGCCCACGGATTTCCGGTCATAGCTCCCATCGAGGCACCGGACAGTGCTCCGCTAAGAACCGACTGTGTCTTGCTCATCTTTCCAGTATCACGGGCCGGTGTGCCTCCACCGATCGACGCTAGCATTGCTGCACCATAGGTCGTCATTTCCAAATCCCAACGAGCGTCCATTTCGTCGTACTCGTAATTCTCGCGTGCCTCCTCACCTTTGGCTACGATTCGGATTCGGTTTGCGTCAGCAGTCAAAGTAGCCACTGCCTTCTCGAAGTCCACGCGTTGGAGATGTGATTTGAAGACTAACTCAACGCCATGATTAACCATTTCGTTACGCTGACGCTCCATCTCCACATACAACTTCCCGCTAAACTCAGTGAGCGTGCGCTCCTTTTTCGCATAAATGTCGGCCTGACCGATAACAAACGAGCTAGTCATCGCAGCACCGATGTCACGCATACCGCTCTGGAATTTCGTAACCATATCATCGTAGTCAGCATCTATCACGTCAGCGTGCGCTGCAATCGCAGTGTCAATGAGCGTGGTAGTAATTACGTTATCATCAACCTGCGCAACGACCGCATCCGAATACGAAGCATAATCCGTTGCCACGCTGATCGCATCGACTACCGTGTTAAACGCAGTAATCGCAGCATCCATCGCGTCAAGATCATCGTCTGGATCGTACGCAACAGCAGTTGTGTAAGGCGAGTTTCCAATCGCTGAATCCATGTAGCCATCAACGTCAGTTAGCCACGTCGAATGTATCGTCTCCATATAAGTCGGATAACTAACACGACCCGAGCCACCGCCACCACCGCCAGAGCCACCACCCTTGCACTCCACGATCGGCCCAGAATACTCAAAGCTCTCACTCTCGACCTCCTCTAATGTTGCCATGTCGATAACGACTTTGGTATAGATCTTCATGCTACTCCTTCACTTTGTTCAAAATTTGAACGAAGTGGCTAAGTTTCCCACGTAACGAACGTGTATCTAGCCACACCCCCTGTAGCCTTCGCCAAGCCAATTACTTTCTCTTGATCAGTGTAACCAACCACACGAGAACAATATCGACCTCTAGCATACTTCTTAAGCGCGTCCATGCCCTCGCGCCATGTGCTTAAATGTGTTTCTCCTACTGCCCATAGTGCGTAGAGCAATAGGTTCCTTTGGTCATGAATATGGTCTTCAACAACTGAGGTAAGACACACTCCGTCCACCACAGCTTTCTCGTCCTCGCGTCGGTAACTTAACCAAACCTGAACCAGTCCCTCAAGTATTTTGGCCAATAGCCGTTGTTCCCTATCAGCAGGCCCAGGCGGTAACGCTGCGGTTAGTCCACCCCTTATCTCGTCCCAGTACGGTGTGACTTGGTCCGGCATTAGTAACTGTAACATAGCGTCTCCTTTTACTATTCACCTCCAACCTCTTGGCCTCTAGCATACACCGAGTGTTTGTCATCATACTTAATCAATGCCTTGATGTAGTCGATATTCGCGACGGAGCCTACATATGTAGCTCCCTTCACCTTGATACGAAACTCCGTACCAGCCACACGTGGTGTGACCACACCTTTCGGATTAAGTCGTTTCCAGCCAGAATCGTCGTTGAACGAATCGCGACTGTCTTGATAATCGTTTCGCCAATCGACGCGAGCTTGTAGGACATCCTCACTGGCGTTGTAATAATTCGCACCAATCCCTAGTTGGTCAATCGTCTTATACCCACGTGCACCAAGATCCAATGTGTCAGTAGTTAACCTTATCTCAGGGTCTCCTCCGTCTTTGTAGAACCCACATAGTGTACCTCTGTAGGTCCCCACGGACGAGCAGTACTGATCAGTAGAATAGAGTCCATGCTCGGTGAGTACGTAGCCTGTACTTCCGTCGGAGATGTACAGTCGTCTTCGTCCGGGACAATATGATAGTTTAACGATTCCACTTAAGTCCTCCAAGAAGTCTTTGTAGCCAAGCTTCTCCGATTTGTACGTTGAATCACAATACCAGAGATCATTATTCGTGCTAATCCAAAAGTGCACGTTGTCACTCCCGTCAATCGACTCGCCGCTAAGTATTCCCTCACCGCTCATGTGTCGCATTGCGTAGGTGGACATTGGCTCAGACTTCGGTTCCAGCAGAGCTATCCCTCCGTCTCCGTACACCATGACTCCATTGCCAAGTTTGCGAACCTGGTAGACAAGACCTTTACCCTGCTCTCCCCAAGGCATGTGTCTATATCCAGCCGTGCGGTTGAATCTTTTAGGTCCGCCAGGCGTAACCTCAACTTCTCCCTCTCGAAAATCAAACTTTCCGATCTCAGACCACGCGACTGTGTTAGTAGCCATATTGCCAAAGTCCGCCTCATCGCCATGAACGATACCTCCAGCTATCACCTGTCCATTGAAGTTATCAATGCACGCGTAAACCGGTGAGTTCGATGTAGGCAACGCCGAAACCGCGTCGCTACCGACTGTCTTCTCCCACGCGTCAACAGTGATCGTGTTACCAGAACGGGCGAAAGTAGTAACAACATAAAAAAGGTTAAAATCAGCGACGGTAACGTACTTAACGTTCGCAACAGCGCCGAGATTCTGAATTTCCGTTGCTTGCCAAACGTTGCTCGTGTCACAATAAACCTCATACAAATAAAGGTCCGTGGTGCCGTCCTTGATTGCAAAGATCAACGTGTAGTACTCAAGAAAGAAAACTTGTGGCCAGGGCCAGTTATCCCCGATACTCCACGTCCCAGTTCCAACTATTGCGTCTGCCATATTATCTCCATCAAACGGAAGGACCTTCCCAATCACTGTCACAAGTGAAATGCGTTATTCCTACACCGGCCTGACCACCAACATTATCTACGTACTCATACATGCAATACCACTCGTCTCCAATGACGAAACCTTCTAGAATAGCAGCACTGCAACTATTATTACCAATAGTAACACTTCCTATTATACTCGGTTGGAGAGCGGAATCTATTCTGAATCCAGTCATGCTAGTACTAGTCCAATCGAAGACGGAGGCAAAACAATCGTCATGGACGTGACAACAGGAAGTGGCATGTACCGAACTACTCGTGGCGTCCGAATACTGCTCAGTTATGTTATCTCCATCAACATCCATCGAGTACGTTCGTTTGTACTCATACCACGCAGAATCATAGCCAGCGTACTCTACATATATTCCATAGCCGGAATACTCTGGCACTTTCACTACAGCAGGAAGGAAACCGTTACCATGCGTTTGTTCTACTGAATCTACCTGACCTCCAGCAGTACTATAACTGGCTACATAATAATCTCCAGCTGGGTCCTCATACGCTGCAACAAAAACACTGTCCGTCATTCGAACACCGTTCACCGAGGAAGCTACACCGTCGATAATAAATCCTGAATAACCTCCGACCGAGATACTGCCATCAGCAGCTACGTTGTAGCCTTTGTACAGAGTCGATGGAGCATCTGTTACGTAAGCTACAGTAACAACTCCATTAGACTGCTTCCACAAGGTGATACAAGTGGCATTGACACTAGAGTCAACAATTACGACGTCATGACCACTTAGTTCTCCGGTAGCCTTGTTGATCACCGAGGTTCCGAACTTTTGATTATATATATAACCGTCGACAGCGTTCCAAGTCTTCTCTAACCATGTATAGCCTATGACCGCATAACTATCGTTATCATAAGCTAGCACGACCATTGTCGGAGACGCATCTCTCCAGTCAGCATTACCAGTGTCAAGATCATGACTCTCACCAGTATCGCTTGCGACGCCCTCGGAGCTTATGGTAAAAGTCCCAACGACCCCATCGCCGCGTAAGGCATACGCACCAAGTGCGCTACTCTCTTCACTGTTGATATGACACACCGCGCATCTTTGGTTAGTGCTGAACATTTCATTGTAGTCGGCTACCGCCGGAAAACACAAGGGCCTCATAGTAACGACAGTACCACAATGGTCAGTGACTCTCACATATTCTGGATTGTCGGACGTCTCGCGATACAGCTTGTTACGCCGAGAGTTAGTAGTAGGATACTCGCGCCAGTAAAAGCCGCTTGGTGTTGCTCTCCAAGTAAACGGTGGACAACCTCCATCTATAAACACTTCCGCCTGACCTGGCCAAATATCTATCAGCTCGTCTATCGGAGTTTGAAAGGCCAACGCGGTCGGAACATCTTCACAACACGTCGACGCGTCCATATAGGGCACGTTGATCGTGACCTCAAGTCCATTAGAATCAGTCACTGTAACTACCGTATCCTGGCCTTCGTCAGCACTTGACGTTAGTGTGTTGTAACGTACCGACGTAGTTGCCGAACTAAACGTCGCCCACGCGTTATCTGAGGCCCACGTGAAGTTTGCACAACCGCCTTCAACGTAAAGCACTACCGAACTATCACGAGCCAGAGCATAGACGTTTAGTGGGCTGGAAATGAAGTAATGTCCGGGCTCATCGCCACACGCGTAGTCCTCGATCATCTCCTCGTTAATCGGCTTGCCGATCCCACTACGTGTCATGGCTTGGTCACTGACCTCACCCGTTTCGGTCGAGGGAGTATAACCACTTGGATACATCGAAACATTTATAACGTCGTTATCCACTAAGTCACCATGATGTAGTCATTCAACAACGTGTCAGCGTCGGAATCCAAGTACCCAGTCTTGGTCAACTTCAACGTATGTCCGCCTGTGGCCACACCACTGACGTCAAGCTCACCATTAGCATCAGTTGTACCCTTAAGCACGTCGTCGATGTAAACACTAACATTCTCCAGCTCACTGGCATCAACGTAATCAGTAATCCTAATTGTGATGTTCCGTGTGGCAGTAGCCTCACTCCACTTGCCAAGCCCGCCCCACGAAACACCAGTAGCATTAAGGTCCGTCACGGCCTCGTGCAGCTTAAGTCCTTCCTCGCTCGGCGCAAGGTTGTGACACTCCACCAAGCTTTGTTTGTATCGTGGCTCGGACTTGAAACGCTTTAACCCACGAAGCAAGCCGTCCCTAAATGTATACTCGTATTCCCTCACCTATTGGCCCTCTTGTCATGCCATGACCCGTGACGTGAAGGTTTCTTCACACTCGTCGGACAAACTTCGCCAGCCTGCTGACGCTTACCTACGCCTTCATTCTGTCGCTGATATGAGTCCTTGAACGGACCTGTTCCGTCACGCTTACCTCTTTGTTTCATAGCCATTACAGTTTACTCCTTTTCTCCCAGAACTCTCCCATCGGGGCGGAGTGATGCTTAGCCTTCTTACCAGTAGGCTTCCAACCGTGTGCCACGCCTCGAAGTAAGTTTGCTTGGGCTTCGGCTTTCGCTTTGGTTGTGTTCTTGGCGGATACCTCCCCGCCATGCGAAACCCGATATCCGTCTGTTTTTCTAACTTTAACTGGCATCCAAAGCCTCCTCAGCGAGCTTCTCTACATAGTCAAACGGAATCCGAAGCTGGTTCATCTCGTCGAACGCCAGTTCGTACATGAACCCTACCCACACGTCTCCAACCGTCTCGTCCGGGTCGAGCACACTAACAGTCATTCGCGTGCCGGCCTTGACAGGGTAACCAAAGTCGCTCACGTCGCCTTTCTTCGGAATTGGAAACGAATAGTGAACACTTCCCTCGACGCTCTCCATAAGCACGTCAACATAATGTGCCTTCGATTTCATTCGACCAAAGTAAATAGCTCCCTTCGTTATTGTTCCATCCGCAGGGAAAATCACCTGCATAACCACGGGCTTTTCGACTGGGTCTGCAACGAACCCAAACACGGGTGACGACGGAACGAGACCAACAAAGGTTCGATGCGTCCTTCGGGCTATACGTTGAATAACACGCTCCAAGTTCTTGAGCTTCTCGTCTGCGTCCTTTCCCTTGATCTCAAAACGTTTCATCGCTACCCCTTTATTGCTATAACGTTATGGGACTCCTCTTCAACCATATCCATCTCTAATGGGGACGTAAGAAGCGAGATGGCAGAAGTCCAGTCTTTTATTGCTTCACTGTTCCGTTGAAACATAGCCAACATCAAACACGCTGCGGCAACGAGAGCTTCTGGATGGTTCACACTCCAGTAGTTCGTGTCCGTGTTCGAGGTCATATTCTTGCAATACCAAAGACCCTGAATCTCCACGATGACTTCTTCGTCCGTCGGCGGCATCCACATAACACCGTTGTATTCGTAATCATACTTGCTGGCCTCAGAAACTGTGGTGTCAACGAACTTCTCAAGATATATCGTGTCAGTCAGTGGATGCGTTCGAAGCAGCGCTGGTGTGTAATACGTGGGCGTGCCACTGTCAATGCTTGACGGTGGTTCGTTGTAGTATTCACGAAATGTGGTAACGTCCCGCAGTTCTAGCTTCTTACGGTACTCGTCATTAGCTACCCACACTTCTTGAATCGCCCTACACTCTTGAAACAACTTGTACCACTCGTCAACCGCAGCCGTTTCGTAATGCTTGGCCTTCGAGAAATTAGTTGTTACGGTTCTGTCAAGATGCCGTGAGCCACGCTGGATGTAATAATCCGCACCATCGTCTGCCCACGTAGTTACGCTACTGACCAGATCGTAACGCCCGCTCTCCTTAACAAACTGTTCCCTTATTCCTACTAAGTCCATCGGAACCTCGTAAACCAGGGTAGGCCGAAGCCCACCCTGACTCAGCTAAGGATTAAAAACTAAACAGCGTTATCTTCACCAACACCGTTCAAGTAACCCCACCCGTTTGGATGATGGTACTCGAGACCAGCCTCAGTAAGATACTCCTCATCCGTTCCGTCACGTCGCGTCCAACCGGTGTTCTGCTGATCTGATTTCTCAGAGTAGAACGTAGTATCGTCGATGTAACGATAAATCAGCCCAGCTGGATCGAAGATAACCATGCTGTTTCGATCAGTGGCTTCATAAGAAAACAACGGATGAGTAACCAAGTTGATTGTACCAAACGGCGTAATCCACTCCAGGACCTGCAGTCCATAGGACTTAGTCTTCGAAGTAAGTTGGATCGTACCGTAGGTTTCAGCCAACTGATTCAACCCAAGCAGCGCGCCGGAACCACAGAAGGCCAGCTTCTCGGTCTTACCATATCGGAACATTTCCTCCAGATAAGCGTCGAGCCAAGTCTTGCCGCTCTGCAGCCATGTGTCACCACTATAGGTTGCGTTAAGTGAAAAGTCGTTGACAACTCCAGTATTGCTAGAGCCATCAGAACCATACTGTAGAGCCCTAATGAGCCCCATAGTGGTTCGCTCCGGTTGGCCATTCGATCCAGTGCTGGAACTCTTCCAGCCCCACAATAAGCCCTTCTCCATCTCGATGGAGTGAAGCTCCAAGCACTCACGTTTGGCTTCCCTGTAGGCGTCGCCGGTTCTCAGTCGCGTACGTCGTGCGGTTCGAGTGATGCTCAACGGGGTCCGAAAAATCTGAGTGTAGTTCGACCACTCGACCGGATCGTAGCTGATTGCATCAGGCATGTTCGCGCCTTCAGGATTGATGTTACCAATAACCAGCACAGTATCGCAATCGGACAAATCTGTACTGGCACCATTGTCGTCAGCCTCGAGAAGCTTGACACCGATAGAAGTCGTTCCAGTGTTCACTGAGACAACCTTAGCGTTCACGTCAACATCGTAATGTGACGCGTCACGCAGCAAGACCTGATGGCCTACCCTAAAGTGGGTAAGGTCACTCGCGCTCATGGTAAGATAGAGCACGTCGCCAGTAGTACCACCGGACACGTAAGCAGAATCGCACGCTGCGTTAGTATACACGCCGGTCACGGTTGCTCTTTGACTCTGAAGAGTCTTTGTCCACCAGTGAAAAACTGGATCGTCGGTTTTCTCCTCCCTCAACTTTGATAGTATCGCAGTCAAGGGAGCCGACCCGTTTGGGTAAAGATAAAGAATCGTCTCACGCCAGTTCTCCGGGCGTTGATTCGTAGCCCAATCACCAGTGCCACGCATCCCTAAAAATCCAGGATTCCCTGCCACTTTTACACCTCCAAAATGCTTAAATTAATTCGAGCCAGTCAGTGGAACGTCGGGCTTTCTCACAACAACGCGTACGCCCCAAGAGACGTTCGGCCCAGTCATCGAGAACTCAGGAAGTATAGCACAGCGGTGCTTTTTCAATACCTCCACGATCTCTAATAGGCACTCTTTAGCTCGTTCTGTATCCTCTTCACCAACTTTCATGTCAGGAAAGAGATCAACTACCTCTGCCATTTCAACCCTCCCTGTTAGTGACGAACCTCTCATAAAGCGAAAGATGTTGTTCCGAGAGTTTCTTCTCGTCGTTCAGCTTCTTGAGCGCGCCGTGGATAATGTCAGTCATTTTCTCACCGATCTGAACATGTCGAGGAGCTTTTTCTGCCGCCTCGACATCCCACGTAACCTGGTCGCCGTTCTGGACAAAGTTAAGTGCTTTATGCTCTTCCTCATCAAAACTCAGGTTTTCACGTAACTTGCGCACAAGCTTGATTGTAGTGAAGTCACCCTCCTTGGGGAGGACGTTTAGTAAAATCAACCGCTCCATAACGGTCAATGGTACTCCCAACTGTTGTTGCGTTTGCTCCTGTTCATTTTCCATTTGAAAGTCTCCTTTAGACTACAAGTTATTCGTTCTCGATCTGCCGGACACGAACGTCAAGCTGGATTTCCCACTTATAGCCAGCAGGGCACCTTTCATTAAGAACTTCGTCTCCGGCCACCTTTATCTTCAGTCTCTCGCCGCCAGTCATCTCGAAAGAATCCTGACTTTGATACTGAGTGTTTTTAACTGTCGTTCTTTTCAACTCCATATTTTGCCTCCTTAGGAGCCCCGAAGGGCTCCAAGAGGTTAAAGGTTAAGATGCGGCATCCCTACAATGCAACAAGAGGTATAGCATACTCCTTGTTAGAAGTTCCTGAAAAGACCTTGATATAACCAGCGAAAGTGGTACCAGGATCACTCAGCGTTAAGCATAATGCCTCGTCGTTCGCTGCCGCTATCATGTAGTCAGGATCAGTTCCAGCTTGGTTACTGTTCGTTCTAATATAACCCAAACGGCCTGGATTGGAGCCAGCCGCGATCTGAAAGTCGAGATTAAGTAAGAAAACATCACCAGTAACTCCATTAGTTGATCCGTCATACACTCCAACGTCAAGAACGATTGTTGCAGAGTCTATTGTCGAACCTTCAGCAAAGTTAGTCCAAATACCAACATTACGACCCAGCCCTGCTTGATTGCCAGAATAAGTTACATCGAGATAGGCTATATGACCGTCCGAAGCTCCAGGGTCAGTCACAGTACCAGCCACGTATATAGCCTTCCCTGTGGCCGCTATTGCCGGTTGTGCGTCAAGAACGATTGCACAAGTTCCAGTATCAATCGCAGTTCCTGCGTCAGCTAAGTACAGACCATACTCCCAATCCTGACACCCACTCTTCTTCAGCGCCTCAAACGCAGCAAACCGACCACTGTTTGAAAAACCACTTGTTGCTACTTCAGACTGAACACGCACTCCGTTAACTGCAATACCACTCTGAATCACGAACGTGGCACCAGAGATAAGGTTAAAGTAACCCGCAGCTAAGAAGCAATCTGACACGTCGGTCGTGGTAACCGTAGCGCCAGCCTCGATCTGGCCCCACACAGCAGCCACATTATTAGCGTTGCTCATGTCCTGCGTGGCCTGGAGATAAAGCTCAGTCCACGTTCCAAAAAACGAACTGGCTGTCGAGTGGCTCGCCGGAGCCACCGTCAGTGCATGATACGCGGCTGCACAAGCAGTAGCTAGAGCACCTGAATTAACCACTCCAACTGTTTGTGTTACCCAGTCCCAACCAGTACCATCAATCACTGTACCAGTAGCACCAGTACCCCAGTCCGTGACCCCACCGAATTGAATCTTGCTATAGCCACCACCGACGAGAATGATACCGTCCTGAGTAATCGTCAGCTCGCCGTCATTAGCACTAGCGTCAACAATCGTGGCCCCGTTAGTCAAATCAATGTCACCACTCAGCGTAATGCCAGCAGCCTCAGTAATGACCAACTTACTAGCATTAGCAATCGTGGCTCCACTTCGCATAGTGATATCACCAGTGCCATCGAGCTCTACTGCTCCAGTAATCGTGACATCACCATCCAGGTTAATTGCAGTTGAACCAGCCAACGTAATCGTTTCATCAGTCAACGTCATCACGTCGGAGGCATCAGTAATCGTGCCACCATCCGAGAAGGTGACACTATCCATCACCATCGCACCAAGATCGTCCTCGGTATCGCTGAGGTAAAGATACCTCGTTGTGCCTCCAATGTTAACTCTTAACGTCCGAGTATTCGCAGAAAGCAAATGCCCGGCACCAGCCGTGAGTCCGTCCGTATGGAACAAGAAGCCCTTGTCGTCGAACTCACCTACTGCACCACCCCACGCAGCGAGGTTGAAAAACGCCACCGGGCGTGTCGCCACAGTGTCCATCAGCGTACACCCAGTAGGAACGTTTATCTCCGCGTCAAACGCGTAGTACCCACCACCAAGGTTGTGCATGTCTTTCGCAGCGAGGTTTATCTCGCCGCAGATTGCAGCCGCCATACCACCGGCAGAGTCGCCAGTGGAACCATAGTCAATTCGACCAACGATTGCGTTGGCCCACGAGCCGGTTCGGTACTCAGAGTTCAAACTGGCCCTAAGTACCTCGAAGATTCCAGCTCCGGAGGCCGTTTGTGTCTGGTCGATGTCCACTGAACGAATCGTCCCACTCGTCAGCGCACAGGTCGTGTTGATCTCAAGAGCGCGGTCCGAGGCAGGCGACAGCGTAAGAGGGGCGCTAGAGCTCCCCAATATGAAATCGCCTTTCACAGTGAACGTTCCATCCTCATGGAAAATAACTACATCTTTTCCATTAGACGAAATCCCCGCCTTGAGTAATTGTCCCTTGAAAGACATATTATTGCACCTCCAAGCTAATTGTTAAACGCCGTAATTGGCTATTGCATACCACTTATGCCCATCTGAGAAGAGCAAAAGGGCATCGCCAGCGTCACCAAGGGTATAGTCTCCCTCCCAAGAATACGAGTCATCCTGATCCTGAACCGTGACGTCGCCATTGTCAGTAATCAGTTTGATGGAGTAAGCCTTACCCATCGCTGCGCACACATCTGGCAGCGTGACGGTAAAAGCGCCACCGGTGGAGTCACAGTTAATAACCTGCTCGAACACTTCCGCGGTGTCCGATTCGGTCCAGTTAACCACCCTGGCGTTTTCCATCACTTGCATATCCATTAGTGATGCTTGACCTCTCTCGATCATAATAAATTCCTCCAGATTAAAACTTAATCAAATCGTCGATCTCTTTAGCCATTCCCGTCAGCTGGCCTCCCTTCGGTCCTGTCTGTCGGGAACCCCTGGGATTTGCGAACGCAGGGTTCTGAGGTGGTTCACCGCCTTCTTTTGGTTTCTCTCCAGGCTTCGGGGCGGATATTCCGAGAACCTTTCGTGTTCGATTAGCTGCCTCATCGAAGATCTTCGTGACGTTCCAGTCTGGATTCTCCGAATGAACTTCATTAGCAAGCAACTGCACAGTCCGCTGCACCGGTTTCAGGTCTTCATTAGCATCGTAAAAGTCGCCAACCATCTTCTGAAACGCGATCTGCCTACGAACGTGCGAAACCACTATCCCTGGAACGTTGAGCAACGTACGTTCCTGTGCCATCGGTATCGACTGCTGTACGCCAGCCATGTAAACACGATTAAGCAACTTGTTAAACTCTTCAGGGTTGTCGATAAGATCACTAGGATCCTTTCCACTAAGGAAATCAACTTCTTGTACAGCAACGTCCTTAAGTGGTGCCACAGGCTTTGGCTCTGCAGGCGGCCCCGCTGGCGGTTGCCCACCTGGAGGTGGTTCGCCCTCCTTTGGTTGCGCTGGCGGTTCAGTCGGTTCTGCAGGAGCACTCGGGCCAGAAAGTTGCTCAATACGTTCCATAAGCAACGCATTCTGCCGTCTCAATAATTCAGCTTCGTCCGGTGGTTCCCCTGGCGGCTCAGCCGGCGGAGGTTCCACTGGTGGCTCTCCCTCACCAGGCGGTTCTGCTGGTGGCTCTGCTGGTGGCTCTACCGGCGGTTCCGCTGGTCCTGGCTCCGGAGGTTCCGGAGGCTCGACCGGTGGTTCTACCGGCGGCTCAACGGGTGGCTCAACGGGTGGTTCTGCCGGTGGCTCGCCCACACCAAACTCGGAAAGCATGCTATCAATCTCGTCCTTTGTTCCTTTGTCTCCGTTTTCCATAGTCGTCTCCTTATTCACTTTGTTCATAATTTGAACAAAGTGGCGCAGTGTTACATTTCGTTAATTCCATCTTGCAAATTCCGTAACGTTAGTTCAGGCAGTTGAAGTACGTTCCGCAATGCCTCCGCATTCCCGCCCAACCTTCGTAACGATCTCTCCAGATAAATGTTCTCTGGGTCTTCAAGGTTATCACGAATGTCCTCCATCCAAGCTTCGATCTGGACTTTCATTGCCTGCCAAAAAGGCGAGCCGATGCCAAGTTCGAATTCCCGAACGGAGCACTGAATCTTTACTGGCGGCCTGTCAAAAATCTTTGCGTCTTCGTTAGGCACTCAAACCTCCTTTAATTGGAACAAGGTTACCAGCTTCCGCACCTCTTAAGGCCTCCTCATCAGGGACCACTTTAGCTTGCATGCGCTCGAACTCACTGATGTTCTTAGCACCAAGGTTTCGAGCGATATGACGAAAGATCCGAACAATATCGAACTTTTGGTTAAGCTCTGGATGCTCCGCAAGAATGGCAAACATCTGGAGCCAGCCATCGGAGAAGTTGTTCCCCGGAACGCTTCCATCACGAACGAAAACGTCATAGTCAATAAGGATGTCGAACGGTGAAACCGGAATACGCCCACGTCGAACGTTCCCGCCATACTCCTTAATAAGTTCTTCCTGCCAGCGTCCGGTGCACTTAACGAAGTTATCCATGGACGACAGTTGCTGAGCATGACTAGCAAACATGTAACCTAGGTCCCGCATCCCTTGCAAGCCCATTACCTTAGCAATACGTTCTAGCCGATTTATTGCCCCTGCACGCGTTCCTTGAAATTCTGCCTTCGTCAAGCGCTCCGGTCCGCCTTGTCTCAACGAGCCCATCATAGGATCATCGGCACCACCGATCTTCTGCATCCACTGAACAATCCACGAAGAATCGCCAATGTTCTCTCGCGTAATGTCACTAACCTTCATCTGCATAGCAGCGTTCTCAACGCCCCTTCCCCAGGCCGGACGTCGCATTCGTACCAACTTGCCTGGCTTCGGGTCTTCCATGTCCTTCGCATTCAGCAGGTAAGGGTCGTAAATAATCATATCGTGTATGGCCTTGCGCACATTCGTAATATGTGAGTTAAACAGCCAGTCAAGCGTGCCCTGCAGGCCGTGAAGTACTTCGATTCGCGAAACAGGCGTGGACGTGTAACCATCCGAATCTGGAGCCATCGCCACGATCGGATATAGATTGTGCGTCAAGCCAAGTGGTTTAGCTCTCACAACCAGACAATCACTAGCCACACCAAATAACCACTTTTGTGGATAGTCGGACTTGCCAAGTGCCTTGTCTTTGCCATCCGTCCACTGGCTTGGAATCAGGTCGATATACATGTTGATAACGTCAACCGGGTCAGTGGTTTCGTGCCTACCGCCAGCCTCGCGAATCGACATGCCCGTTTTTTCTGTTCGTTTCGACTTGTCTTCACCATATAGCGAAGACTTCTTGTATATCAAGTGCTGCAAGTAACGTACGTTAAAAAGGTCCGGACCAACAAGTTCCTCACTGAGCAACTTCACGTAGCTCGTTCTCTCAACCCATCCACAGAACTCGCCCTCTTGAATTCTATCAACGGGCACGTTCGGATCGGGCAGCCAAAGATAAGGGTCGATGTTGTCAAGTTTATTACCTTCGAACAAAAGCTGGTCGCCAATCATCTCCTTCCTCGGTCCCTGACCAATGAACTGCCCGAGACGTCCCATGAACCCACGCTGACCTTTAACAACCTTACCACCATAGTGTTGATGCCAGCTTGGAGCACCAAGACCTATACCGTAAGCAATCGAATCACGGAACATCGTATGCAAAGCAAGTGCAACCTTGGTCTTGTTACAATGCACGTTGACGAGCAACTCCATAAGAATAGCCCCGATGGTGTCTTCTGGCGAGACGCCTTCATACCTAAATATCGGCTCTTCCAGAAAGGCCATCACAAGATACGTAAGCACCGTCTCCAGAATCGCGTACGAGTATGGAAACACTATCGAAGTCGGCTTATTCTTAGTCTTCGAATCCTTCTTCAAATCAGACTCTTCGTCGTCGTACGAGCCCAGGCCACTTGAATCTGCGTCAATGTACGTGGTCAAACAACGATCAATTTCGTTCCACGAATCGAACCGATTGTTCATCACGCGGTGGCTCACGATCGTGCGCTTCAACACCTCGCTGACGATGTACCTATGAAGGTCGGACTTCGGTGACAAATCCAGGCCTTGCGGATACTCGTAATCAAACGTTCGATCCACGTTCGCAAGGGTAGAAATGTTGCCCTTCCCGACGTCCCCGTAAACAATGTTAGGCATTATATTGTCCTCTATTTCGTCGTAATTTGTCTACTTCCTACGGTGTCTATCTCGAAATGAATTCCTACAGTCGCCACTAGAGCATCACCAGCGTAAGCATCACCAGCAGAAGCGACTCTTTCTAAAGTAAAAAGAAATTGGTCTCCGATCTTAAAATTAGTTCCGGTAATCTCATCGAAATCAGTTCTCATAAACTCGTACTGAGTATCGAACGCTATTTCCTTAGTTATAGTCGTGACAGCGTCCAACGTGGTATCGTCTCTTGCTAGGGTGTAGGTAAGTTGCCAGTTCACATAGTCCGTACCTGTTGGAGCCGCCTTTCCTTGCCAGTGTATATGGAAAGTAATATTAGAACCTTCCTTGTAACGATGTTCCAGCTCGAAAGACCCATGAATCTCTTCACCGACTGCGAACGCATAAGTTTCGATTCCAGTATCATCACCAGCCTCATCAACGAACGTATCCACGTCCGGCTGGTTAGCGGCTGGTAAGGTCAATAGCATTGCGCCTACGTTAACATCATCCCAAACCGTAGCATCGCCGTGAAACTCTAATATTCCATCAGCCTCGAACTTGGAGTAATTGGTCACACCGCCATCGCCCAAGGCCACGGAATCGGAAGCCACAGACACTACAGCCGTTCCACCGATTTCCAACGTGAGCGAGTCAGCAGCTCGATTGATCGAACCAGCAGTAAGCTCACCAGTACCTAAGCTGAGATTAGCAAACGTGGGACTGGCATCAGTCGTCAAGTCTTGATTGATAACGGACGCAAGCTCAACCGTCAACGAACAAGCCGAACTAAATGTCAACGTTCCAGCACTTCCATCCCCGATCGTGAAACCCTCATTCAAGGTGAGTGTGTTAGCCTGACCAAGGGCCGTGATCGTGACGTTGTAACCATCCCCGATCGTGAAGTCCTCATTTAGTGTCAAAGAACGATCGCCACCACCAACAAGCAAGTTCAGAATACGATCAGCTGTGTCGTCTTCGTTCCACAGAAGCTGCAAGGTGTGAGAGGCATTAGTGTCGTTTAACTTTAACGAACCAACCGTCGCGTCGCCAGTGACATCAAGATCTCCGCCAACACCGAAGTCTCCATCAAATAACCCTGAGCCATCCGTGCGAAAGGCTACTTGCGTCTCACCACTGAAGTCACCATCCGGATCACCAATGTCTTCGGTATCATCGAATAACGCTGGCCCGAAAGAACCTACATAGATCTTTTGGACTGTCATCTAGTTAACGGTTTCCTCTTACCAGTAGTTTTCTCGACCCTTTCTACTACGTCCATAGAAAAAGGATCACCATAAGCGGCACGAGTTCTATAAACTTGTTCTAGGCTGCCGCCAGCCCTTTCAACGTCCTTCCTAGTTATGGGACTTTCAGGGCCCTCGTTGTGCTTCAGGCTGCTCTTGCTCTTTTTGTAAAGCTTAACTACTCTAGGCATGCTTGTACCTCCAGTCCGTTGTACGTACGTCACAAGACTCGTAAAGTTCCTTGTACTCATCTTCCGGATTATCTAACTCCGGTCCTTCAAAATACCGTTCTCCGAGATCAAGCATCTCGATAATGTACGCGAATGCGTCCATGATGTCCCATAGTCGTGACCTTGGAAAACTCATCAACTGTGCCTCAAGTTCATGACAACAGTTCTCGTTGTGATAAACGTAACCCTGTCGATAGTAGGGCAACAGCTCCTTAATTCGCTTCTCCTTGCCACGCTCCTGTGAGTCACCACCACGCGCTTTCAACCAGACTGGCTCACCGATCGGGATACCACGCTTAATAATCTCGTTCTTGACTGGCTGCTTAATAAACTCTTCAAGCGACGTGACTTCGACGCCAAGCACGTGTGCGTTCAGTCGGGCAAGCATCTGAAACATCTCGTTGTAGAGCTCATCCGGATACATCTTGCGTGAGACAACATCACGAACGTAAAGCCGGGCACTCTGACGATCGATCCCGACGCCAACAACGGCACTTTCGGCTGAGTGCATCTTAACTGTCTTCGCAGGGTCAGCAATTACCACACTCTCGACCCTGTCCTTAGTCTTCATGAACTCGTCTTCCGTCTCTGAGTAATGCTTGAAGTAAGACTGTTGAAAGATCGCATCCTCAACGGAAACGGGTAAGTTTCTATACTCACGAGCGAACACGTCAAGCTGACCACGCCGTTCATGAGCGTCATACAGTTTCTTAACTTCCGTGTCCGGCATGAAGTTCGGCCAATTCGACTTTAAGTCCGGCCCACACAGCTCCAGTCGAACACTGTACCAATCCGGATCTTCCAAAAGGTGAACAAGCAACGAATCCTCATGCAAAACGGTTCCAACCAGCACGATCTTCCAGTCCTTTCGCGCTCGGTTGATCGAGTTGCAAACATCAGAAAACCACCACTCCCGAAGCGTTTTTCGAAGATCATCATTACGAACGGCTTCCGGGTCTTCCAAGTCATCCGCGATAATCAAGTCCGGACGATAACGATCGTAAAGAATACCACGAACTTGCTGCCCGGCACCACGTGGCATCACCATCGTGCCGCTTTGCGTAATCCACTGTTCTTTCGAATACGACTCGCTCTTCATCGGGCCAAATAGCTCTTTGACCATCGTATTGGTCGCGAGCTCACGCTTCAAGTTCTCGCCATCCATCACTGCTTTGGTAGCGGTAGCACTGATAGGAACGATGAACCTTTTTTCCCGAAACAAAATCCTTTTCGCTGGATGAGCAATCGTGTCGATCGTGGTCTTTCCAAAGCCACGTGGTGCAGCAATGACAGCCTGCTGAATCGAATCATCGTCCAAGATTCGAAAGATCTCATCATGTAGTTCCGAAAACGGAAGCCAAAAACGTTCTGGAAACAGCACCTTGGCGCATGTTCGTGTGCTTGCGTAGCACTGCGCCATGATGGTTCTAACATCATCGTCGTACTTTAAACTAGTTGACGCTTCCATTGTCGATTTTTTTCTCTATTCGCTCCAGGCTACGTTTCACCCATTTCATGTCTGCTCGGAACTCACTCATCGCAGTTTCGCAAACTCGTTGTGACATCTCGACTTCAAAAACTCTTTGACTTAACTTCGTATCAATCGAACCAATCTGCGCACTAGTAAATGCCAGCACCGTTATAAAGGCCGCAATAGCAGCAGCGATAGCTCCGATAGTCCCAACCATTTTTCCAGTGTTTGGCATACTTTACTCCATAGCCTTAATCATGCTTTGCTTAAGATCCTTGCTTCCTTCACACCAGTCCACGAAGACATTAACCATACGATCTCGAAGCGAGTGGTCGACTTGGCCTTTCCGGCCTCGATGATCGACACCACGCAGGGCAATCTGTTCCTCGGGCGAGAACATGAATTTCTTGACCTCAAGCCAGTCCTCAAAGTCTCTTGCAATGTCCTTGTACTGCCCTCGAACAAGCCTTCCACAGTTCTCTCTTTTGGGCTGTTTCTTGCCTATTAGATCACGAGGATCTGGAATTTCCTTTGCAAGCAAGTGTTGCAACCCTTCTCGTTCTGTTTTGAATCTCATTAGTACACCGCCCACTTATCGTTAAGACCGGATTCGTTGTCAGATGGGGATTCATTATTATCGTATAAAATACATTCGAATATATACATACTAGCACCAACTATATTCCACCATAGTTCTGTGAAATCGTTACCAGCAGTTCCAGCATTTCCTGTTACAACAGTGCTACCATTATACCTGATCTCTGAATTAGCGCCATTAGCTAAGCCATAGAACATATGATCATTCGGTAATGCAGTGTCAGTATTCCACAACAGACTGTCATCAAGTAAGTAAAGTAAATTCTTATTACCGCCGGAACCATAAGCACCCACAGTAAAACCACTAACATACTTTCTATACCCACCGCTCGAAATGATTCCACCACTCCTGGCAACAACGAAAATAGATTTCGGTTGAGTAAGTGACACTGTGCATACCATATACCCTGGATATATAGCTGCATCACCTTTTACTCCTGGTAACCCATTTTTAACATTCACATAATAAGTTGGCTTTTTACTCGCTATGCTCTGTGTCAGATCATTCCCATTCCCACTCGAATCTGGCCACGTTCCAACTGGGTCACCATCTTCAAGCCCAGTAATAGCATCAGCCTTCCACCAACCAACCGGAGAGCCGGAAGGGACAAAACCACTACTAATTGTAGCTGTCCTACCCAAAAGTCCTGGCATCACGATGTACCTCCATCCGTCCACG